TCATGCCGTCTTGGACCTATTGGAGTCGAACGTCAACGTCGCCGATCCGTTGCTTTCCACCCAATCGGTGTACCCGTTCTCAACGGTTCGACCGGATATGATCTGTCCGCCACTCCCGGTTACGGTGTACAGATGATTCGGAATGGGACGACCGGTGTCGTCGTCGACCGCTTGAAACCGCCCTCGCTGTAAGCCGCCTCGGATCGAACCAACAGGCAGCGGTATAACCCCACCGCCAACGGAGGGTGCACTAGCGCCTGAGAACGCGCCAGCTGTCGGCATAACGGTGGCGGTACCTTGGGACGCGATCAGAGTAGCGCCGCATGCGGTTTTATCACCTTCCGTCGCCACCGGACGTTCCCCAAGCTCCATGTTCCGCTGTTTCACACGCACGATCGGGAAAATCCCATCGCAACGCGGACATGACACCATGTCGCCAAGTAAGGCGATTGCTTTTCCATAAGCGATAAATGTCGACGTACCGGCGAGCACCCGCCCTCCGTGCGTTGTCGTATCGCCCTCGCGGATGAACGCAAACCCCACCTTGAACCCCAACGAGAAAATCTTGCGGAAAATGTAGCACGAGGCAGAAAAGTGAAACCATCCTGCCAGTTTTGACAGGGTTTCATGTATTTTCCGCGCAAACATGGAGTGCAACGAGAGGCGCCATCTTCTGAGGACAGAAAGCCCGCCGAATTGTCACCGCGCTAGCAAAAACAATCACGCAACGGTTTGCAACGCCCCCCTTCTGTTCGCCATATTGCGATACAGCTGCCCGACATGCCATTTCAAAGACTTTATTCCAGACCATTCTCCATCGCATTATCGCCTATGCTAGCGATGTCTTGCATCGGTTGCGACTGGCTCAGGAACTTGTCTCCAAGGGCCATTTGTTCAACCAAATCCGCCTCCGCTTTCTCCTGAGCATGTGTCACCGCGACATGAAAATACTTGAGCGCATCAGATACCCTCGTATACAACAATAGCTCACGCCTTTGACTTACTCGGCTCGAGAACTCTTGCCTCAGATGATCATTAATATACGACTTTGAGTCATATGTTGATCCGTAATCGCCATCGCGCGACACGATTACCAATTCTGCGTTCGCCTGAATCGCACAATCGATCATCCACTCCCAATTAATTGCATCTCCATACGACGTGTCGTTTCTCTTTCGCGGCGGGCATCCATGCATAAATCTTCTATACGCACGGTCACGAATGTCCTTGCGCGCGTTGTTGTGCCTTTCTTCCCGCGTGAGCACGAGAGGATGATCACGGTGAAAGATTCGATGCACTACCTGGTAGATTTGGTCTTTTTCCGCGGGCCGCTCAAGTATCGAAATCAACTTGCCCTGTAAATTCTTGATGCGTTTTCTCGCGTTATCAATATCGCGCTTAAGCATTCCAAATTCCCTTGTGGTAGCCAACACCCCAATACTCGGCACCTTATCAGGCATTTTATTCTTAAGCTCAGACACACTCTCCAAAATAACATTTTGCCGATTCCGCTTATATTCCGACTCCAGCTGATGAGTGACGATAATTCTATCACTTAGCGTTTCGAGGCGCGGCAACAGACCAAGATAAGCTTCGTTTCTCGCGCGATAGAAATCCAACCAAATATTAGTATCAGTGAACAGAAGCTTTTGAATGCCGCCTGCCATTTTCGTCTCCCATTTTTTGCATGAATCCTCACGCGCTTTGGGAACCATTAAGCAAACGAAATCACCAATCTCTTGCCACACGCAGCAGCATACTTGCGCAGCGTCGCAAAAGAGGGTGAGTGCTTTTCACTAGACAGAGATGCCTCAAGTCGCGAAACCGCTGACGCTGTAGTTCCCATGCGCTCTGCCACTTGAGCTTGCGTCAATCCGGCCTCATGCCGAATAGCCAAAATGGCCCGCAGAGCCATGTACTCATCTTCCAGAGCATCATACGCCGCTCTGACTCCCGGCTTTGCCAGCAGATGCTCCGTATCATCTACTGTGTGCTGGATCGGGTTGAAGCCTTCAGCACTAGCACGCTTCACGACTACCTTAGCCATTACGCACCTCACTTAAACGCACCCGAGCGGTTCGCAGCTCATTCTGAGGCGTCTCCTGCGTTTTCTTCACAAACGAATGCAGGACCACGACCCGCTGTCCAACATGGGTGCAGTAAAACACGCGCCCGATGCCTTCCCTGCCTTTTGGGCGCAATTCAAACAGTCCGCCCCCATTGCTCGCGAGTGCGGCATACGCAAATCCGCGCCGAACTCCTGCATCAAGTCCAGGAGCCGCAGATAGTCCGCCAGAATCCCTGCCGGCAGCGCGAAGACGTCGCGTTTGACGCGCTCGTTGTAATAGACGACTGTCCAATTTTGTTTCGTGTTAGCAAATTTGCTATGCCGCTGCAATTCAACCAATCGGTTAGAGCGGCAAGAGTTTCTGCACGGCCTCGCGACCGTGATCAGGGGACAGATGCGCATAGCGCTCAGCGACCGTGATGGAGGAATGTCCCAACAGGTCCTTGACGACGTACAGGGAAACGCCCTCCATGACGAGCCATGATGCGAAGGTGTGGCGCAGATCGTGGATGCGGAAATTTTCGATTCCGGCGCGAGCACATGCCGCGACGAATCCTTTTTGCAGGTTGCCGAGCCGCCGAGCACATCGAACGCGTGTTCGTTTACCGCGGTTCAGCGATCGGACAGCCGAATACGGCGGCATGGCGAAAGGCACTGAAGCGGGCGGGCATTCGCGATTTTCGCTGGCACGATCTGCGGCACACCTGGGCGAGCTCGCATGTGCAGCGCGGCACGCCGTTGCAGGTGCTCAAGGAGCTCGGCGGCTGGGAAACGTTGGAGATGGTGCAGCGCTACGCGCATCTGTCAGCCGATCACCTTGCGCGTTGGGTGCAGCCGCATCTGCGAACGGCCGAGGTAATCGAACTGGCGTCAGCGTCGGCCGAAACGCCGAAGGTCGCCGCCGGCTGACTGAAATTTCACTGAAGTAGGGAGAAACGATGACGTAGCGAAACCGCTGAAAGCCTTATCTGGCTTGGCGCGCCCGGCTGGGATCGAACCAGCAACCCCTGCCTTCGGAGGGCAGATAGCCCTGCTGTCTTGGATCGAAACTCTCACGCGAGCTACGGCATCCATTCTGCTACGCATCGCTAAGCCGCTCTCGACGCAGCAGCCAGCGTAGAAGCGATCAACTCCGCGCCCCGCCCGCAGCCTTCCCGCTCAGCACAAATCTGGGCACAAAAATCCTAGACGTACACAGCCCGGGATCGCTTTATATAGGCAAGGAAATCGATACAGGCCAACTGCACACCCTCCATCCCGCACACGGCCGGAATTTTCGAATTGGCAATATTCTGCGGCAAAGCCAACTGCTTCGCTTCATTGCTTACCAGCTCGCGACCGTTCACTCGAGTGGCAGCAATGATCAACAGATCATTTTCATCCACTCCCTTCGGGCTGTACCTATCATCGACTATGCCCAGCATTCCCTTGATGCGCATAGCTTCGGCCAAAATGTGACCTGTGATTTCAATCCGACCGATCCCTTGCGCCTTCACCCATTCAGCGCACTCAGGGAGCTTATGTCCCACCTCCGCAATCGCAACAGTGGGCATTACCAACCGCTGAGTCGCAATTTCATTACCAATCCAATCCCACAGTGGGGGGAATTGATCAATAGGGTAATTATCCCAGGCGTGCAGCATCGACGACGCGTCAAACGCCTGCATAGTATTGCTCCAACTGATGCAGATCGTTGACTTTCAGGCCGTCCAAATAGCTACTTGCACGTGCCAGCGAGATATTCCGAGCATTGAGAGAGTCCAAAACGGCACGTACAAAATAGTCGCCAAAAATATGCTTTGGCTCTCTATGACGATACTTTCTTGTGCCACCATCGTCTTGCACTATCGGAAGATTATCGCTCCATTCTCGATAGGCTTGATATTGGTACTGCGCAAGCCTCCCGCTGTCCATTAACCGCCGTAAGATAACTTCCCCACTGACGCCCCAAGCTCTCCGCCAAGGCTGTAGCCAACTATCGAAATCGTCAACATTCTGCGGGCGCGCGTCATCGTCAACAAGAGCCAGCAAATCGTCTGGGACAAGCAAATGCCCCGCAAATGCATTGGCTTCGCGCTCGCGGCCTTGGTACGAAGACATATCCTGCTGATCGTCGATCGAGCTATCTCGATGCAGGAGCAAATGGCCAAGCTCATGCATGAGCGTAAAGCACTGTCGCGATTCCCAAAATTGTTTCTTCACGACAATGACAGGACATTCAGCATCATAAATGCTGAAACCTAGGATCGGACTCTCCTTCGCAATCTGCCACTTCCCATCGTAGCCGTTGCTCCGAAACACCAAGATTCCGCGACTCTCAACAGCGCTTCTGTAAGAGTCAAAGTCGTTTGTTTCACCGAGCCTCAGCCAGTCGCGCACAATCCGTGCAGCCTCGGACGGATTATCGTCCGGTAGCGCAGGCGGTGCGAAAATTGGCAGCGCCGCTTCGTCCAAGTCCTCACGCAAACTAACGTAGACATCGCGCTGCCGCTCAACTCTCTCGATGAGACCTTTCAATTTTCCCGAGAGCTCCGGCTTTTGGTTGGCCAACGTCCGAAACGCCGAACTGTGGACCGCTTCCTCATTCACGGGCCCGGGTTCCAGAAAGAAAAGCACCCCTCGCCCAAAGTAGGTTGCGACCTTGCTCAACTGGTTGAACGTCATACCAACCCGGCCCTGAACGACTCCATCGATCGTCGCCGGGGCGATGTTCAGTTCGGACGCGAGTTCGTCTGGCGTAATGCGTCGATCCGCACAACACCATGCAATTCTGTCCGGGTTAATAAATTCGATCCGTTCCATATTGTCAATTATACCGGTCGGCCCGTCGAGGCCGCCGATCGCGACCTCATGCTATGCATCGGTCTAGAAGCGAAGCAGCGTCTGGACAGCTTCCCTCCCCTGATCAGGGGACAGATGGGCGTATCTTTCGGTTACCAACACCGAGGAATGCCCCAAAAGATCCCTGACAACGAACAGGGGGATACCCCGCATCACCAGCCAAGACGCAAACGTATGACGTAAATCGTGGATCCTGAAGTCATCAATCCCTGCGCGCATGCACGCTGACCTGAACCCCTTTTGCAACGTCACCACCCTAGCGCCGCTACTTGCCGCAAAAACCCATCGTGCCTCAGGACAATGGGCGTCAGTCCAGCTCCGTTGCTCTCGAAGGGCCGACAACGCAGGCTCATTCAACGGAACAACCCGTCGCCTACCACTTTTATTGTGTACTGCATCGAGCCTAAACGATGCACGTTCGAAGTCAACCCTAGACCACTCTAGGCGCAGCAGTTCATTCTTGCGGCACCCCGTGTTCAGCGCCAGACGCAAAAAGTTCACCAAGTGCGGCCGTCTGGCGGATTGCCCTGCGGCCAACAGCAGCGCCGATGCCTCAGTCACCGAGATCCAGCGCACGCGAGGCTCGCCAGCCGTGAGCCCAAGGCTTTGAACCGGATTCGCGAGTTCCGGCCGGTCGTGTTCGAGTCGGACAAAGTTAATCGCAGCAGAAAACAGCTTCAATTCTCGCTTAACGGTTGCCTCCGTAACCCCTTCCGCCTGCCGCCGCGCTACGTACCTGCGAATATCCGCGCGCTTCAGATCAATTAGGCTAAGCCCTCCAAAGTGCGGCTGAAGGTGTTTTAGCGAATACAAATCCCGCTGCTTGCTACGGTGGTTCTTCGACGACAAGTAGATGCCTATTACATCCTCAAATATCATCCTCGACGCTCTGGACACTGTTTCACCCCGTAATTAACGTCAACGAGAAATAAAACTTAAGCCAATTTCAAAAAATTTGAGGAAGACCGCTAATCCGTTTCACGCGTTGAAAGCCAAAACACACCCAACTCCTGCCGCCAGTACGCCTGACAGCGATCAAGCGTCGCGCCAGCCCGCAACGCCGCCTTAAATGCAATTTTCAAGGCTTCTGCCGGATCATTGGCGGTAATGTGGTCGATCGGCATGACCTCCGGGACGAGGACGCCACGGCTAGTCCAGTACCGCTTTTCGTTCATCGCGTGCTCCGCGAAATCCTTCGTGATGTACTTCGCCAGATAGCCCGCGAGCTTGTGGCGCAGGCCCTTTTCCTTGAACGGGTTCCGCACGTTGATCTGGCCATTTCCGACCCCTACGATGCTTTGCCAGATTGAGCGCAACACACGGTAATTCTGGCGCCCACGCACAGCGACGTGCAGATGCCACGCACCGCGCTTTTGCCTTTCCGCGACCGCGACGTATTGGAAGTCGTACAGGCTGCCGAGCCGTCGCCGCAGCTTGTCGAAATCCCGTTTCAAACGGGCTTTGTCTGTCATGTTCTCCCGGTAAGTGAGCGTGATCATGCGATCGGCCCCGATCGCCTTGCAGCGTAGACGCACCTGTTGTTTCGCGCGCTTCGCCGCGTCCATCAGGTTCGATTCGCTGCTCTCCGACTCGCCACGCTTCGCTTTGGGCTTCGCATTCAGCGACAGCGCACCCATGTAGCGATCAAACCGCGTAGCCGTCACCTCAACCTGACCGTCGCCAAAATTCCGGCCACGGATCACCCACTCTCTACGAAACGGCGAGAAGTCGCCTATACTTGCGTCGTGCATTGCAACTTGTCCTTGTAATGCGCTGTTGCACCAAGCCCTGATCGTTGCCGCGTTCAGGGCTTTTCTTTTTCAAGAACACCGTTCGTGTCCTTGTCCCTCATCGTTCTCCGCTGGTGCCCGTGTCCCGTATCCGTTAAGTGTCCCTGATACAAGTTTAGGGGCCGCGCTGCGCGCGGCCCGCCCGGCGCGCTCTGCTGCGCTGGGCGAGCCGCACGCAGCTACCCCCCGCTCCCTCGCTTCCGAACCGCCCTCGCCTCCGCTCCACGCCCCGGCAACGCGCGCGCCGCGGCGAGCTTGCAAAGAGATGGGCGAACCCACCGCACTGCCTCCGTTCACCGACCTCGCGAGCACCCGCTACTCGGTCCGGCGGGCCGCGCTGAGCCGCGCGACAACGGCCCGGACTCCGCAGCGACGCCGCCGCTCTACCTCGCTTCGATCACGGCCGGACACTCCCGACGCTGGACGCCGCCGCCATACCACGCTGACTTACAATCTCGATCACTAAAACAACCGAGGGACCAACGATGAGCATCCACGATCGCGACTGGTATCGCGAGGAATACAAGAAGAAGGAGCACCTGTTGGAGCAGGGCTATACGCCCCCGAGCACGGCTGCCGCGAGCGCATCGCCAGTCCCACCTCGCCCCAACGCTCCTATCACCACACACACGCTTACGTGGGTCAAAATCGCGGCGATAGCGCTGGGGGCCGGGGTAATCTCATACCTCGTCGTCTCGGTCATCCTCGACTACCTCTGAGCGCCGAGCCTGATCAAATCCGCTGCACCTGCAACACCAACAAAACCTCCGTGCGTTGCTTCGAGCTGGATCGACCATCGAGAAAGCTCGGCAGCCACGCATAGCCGCTGCGCGCCGTCGCATTGCGATCCTGAATCAAGCCACCCAACACGACGACCTCGCCGTCCTTCAATCGCGTCACGGTCTGTAGCTGTCGCGTGTTCTTCGTCGGCGACGTGTCGACGCCGGTTTTCGTCGCGACGAAATCGGAGATCTCCTCACGCACCTTGAGCTCGATTACCTCGCGCATGACGGTCGGCTCAACGTCGAAGATCAAGCCCGCGTCCTGATAGGTGATCGACTGAACCGGCGTGCCGGTCGAGCCTTGGTAGCTCACGCTCGATTGCGTCGGCACCTGTTGCCCAACGTTCAGGCGCACGCGCTCGCCGGACACGATCCGCACGTGTGGCGCGCTGACGACCTTGAATCGCGAATCGGCATTCAACGCCGATATCGCCGCGTCGACACCCGGGCCCGTGAAGCGAACGGCGCTCGCATCCGACGACGTATCACCGCTCGACACGCGAAGCTGGCCGCTCAACATCCGAACCGCGATGCTCCACGCCGTGTTGGTCGAATCGGTGTTCGCCACTTCGTACACCCAACCGCGAACGACCACCTCGCTCGGCACCGTGTCGAGTTCCGGCACGACCTTGCGCAACAGCGCGACTTCATCATGCGAGCCCACGATCACGAGATCGTCGCCGCGCGCCTGCACGCTCGTTTCAACGGGCATCGCGGGCACGTCGCCAGCTGGCGCCGCGGTTTCGCCGGGCACCTGTACCGCGCCGACTGGTTGCGACGGCACGCTGACGGGCGACATCAAAGGCATCGCGCGCGCGCCGATCATCGGCTCGATGAGCGCGCGCAGATAGTCGACGCGGCGATAGCGCGGCTTGTAGACGAACACGTCCTGATCAACCTTTTCGCGCGCCGCGCCGGGCTTCTTCGTCACGTAGTCAACGCCGTTCCTCGTCACGACCTGAAAGCCGAGCGATTCGAGGAAGTCGCCCATGACCGTGCGCACGTCGCGATTCCGATCGTCCAGGCGGAACGACACGAGCCGCCCGTCGCTCAGCACATCCGGGCCGAGCACGTAAGGCGTATGCATCGCCTCCTGATAGATCAGGTCGACAATCTGCGCCACCGTCACGAACCGCAGATCAAACGACGTGCCGGCGACGTGCTTCAACGGTGTCAACGTCGGTGCGGCGGCCGTCAGGCTGGCGTCCGCCGGCAGCATCGGCAACGGAGGCACCACGCCAAAGGCCGCCACCGAATACGCCATCGCCGTCACAATCAGCACTCCGTATCGCTTCATTGCATGCCCCCGCCTTGTTCTGTTTTACCGGCGTGTGCGCCGGTCCAAGCGCCAACGGTCTTTCCGTCGACATCCCCCGTCAGCAGCATTCCTTCGCCGCTGAATCCCGCCAATGACATCGGGCGCAACCGGCCATCCGCCGCAACGAGCACCACATAGCCCACGCCTTCCGTTACGTAGCGCCCGGCAATGCGCCAATCGGACGAGAGGGGCGCGGCCGACGCGCGCTCAGCCTTCGCGGGTTGCGGCGACTGCGTGGGGGCGTCGGTTCTTTCGTGCTCGGCTTCCGACATGCCGGGCGTCACCCCGAAGCCGTCGCGCGCGCTGTAGAAGAACTTCACCGAGCAGTACAGCAACACGCCCAACGCGATCGGCACGACGAACAACGCCTTGGGCACGACCGCCTGTTTCTTCGTGTGGACTTCGGCGCTCGTGTAGAGCTTGAACACCTCGCGCGGATACGCCCATTGCCGTTTCACCGCGTCTTTCAGGCTGCTTGGATTGTGGCAATGGTCCCACTCGTAGAGCATCGCGCGCTTGAGCCCAAACAGGTTGCGCACGTGGATATGTCGCCCGACCAGATCGCGCACCGTCTTGCTGATCCGCTGCGGATGCTGCGTGATGAGGATGAAGTCGACGCCCTTGTGACGATGCACGTGCAGTTGCTCCACGTCCGGCGTCGGCTTTTGGCTTACCGTCGTCGGCGGATAGATGCGTTGTGCCTCATCGACCACGATCAGATCGTGCGCTTCGGCCTTTTCGTGCCATTGGCGTAACCAAGGCTCGTCAATCTCGACGTGCTCGATCGCCAGATCGCGAATGCCGTCGACCAGCACGCGACGCCCCTTCGAGATCTTCGTCAACAACCAGACCGCATGCAGCGTCTTCCCGCTCCCCGGAACCCCTGTGATCAACGTGATCATTTGCCGAACACCATTTTCGTTGTGGAAGTGAGCATGTAGAACGACACGCGCGCCGAGAGCCCGCCGAGCACATACGCGATGCCGTCGCCCACGCCACCGAGCGCGAGCACGTTCGCGATATCGGTGCTCAACCCGCCGACGCTCGCCGTCATCCACTGCACGACCTGAGCGAACGCCAGATCGATTCCCGTCACCGTCACGAAGCCGATGCCGAGTGCGACCAGTACGCGCGTGACGATCGGCCCGACCAGCGACACCAGTAGGCTTGCCCAGCTCATGCCGCCAGCCCCGTCACGAAGATGACGCCAGCGAGCAGCGCGCCCAGCAGCAGCACCAACGGGCGCAGCTTCAAGGCGAACTCGCACAGCGGCTCATAGCTGAACGAAAGCTCGCCGCCGAACACCACCACCCGCTTCGGCTCCGGGCAAACGCCCTTGGTCAAACCGATTGAAAGAGGCGACAACGAAATGCGCTTCGCATCGCTGTTCACCGCCACATCCGATGCGCTGCCGAGCGGCGCGCACGCCGACGCCTCGGGATGCAGCGCGCATATGTCGTCACGCGACGGCCGGCCGGTTCCCGGATTGGTGCCCGGCGCTGGCGTTGGTATGGGAACGGGTTGCGGCAGCGGCTGCGGAATTGGCTGCGGTATGGGTTCAGGAACCGGACTCGGCACCGGCACAGGCACCGGGCCGGGCACGGGTTCGGGCACGGGAACCGGCACAGGCTGCGGAACCGGACTTGGCGCAGGCTCGGGCGCCGGATGCGGTACAGGCTGCGGCAACGGAACCGGCACGGGCTGCGGCACTGGTTGAGGCACGGGGCGCGGCACCGGCATGGGCTGAGGTTGCGGCTGCGGCTCGGGCACCGGTCGCGGTTGCGGCGGCGCCCCCGGCACTGGAGCGGGCGCGGGGCGCGGCTCGGGTTCCGCTTCGGATGCCGGGCGCGGCGCGGGCGTCGGCGCAGGCTTCGGCACGGGAACCGGGATTGGTTGCGGCGGCACGAACGGCGTAATCAGCACGTCTTTGCCCTTGCGCGCCGGGGACGTGAACAGATCGCCAACGGTCGGCACCTGCCCCGGATTCTCTTTCGCCCACTCGGCAATGTCGGGTTCGCTGATCGGCTGATACGGCAGGCCTTCATAGTCTGGCTGCGATGCCGCGTTCTTCCACGTCTCGTTGACGAGGCTGGTAATAGTCGAGGTGGGCAACGGCGCCGCCGCGACCTTCGACGGAATGCGCGGCCACAGCTTCGCCAGGTCGTCGGCCACGAGCGGCACGACTTCACGCTTGTACTGAAACAGCGTGTCCTTCCCGCTCGTCACGACGTTGCGATAGGTGACGCGCCCGCCGCTGCTCTTGATGGCAACCGTTCGTGATTCCGTGTAATGCAACGCGATCGGGTTGCCCGGTATGTTTCGCTCGGGCGCGAAATACAACACGTGCGAGTGAACGTTCGTATCGTTCTCGTTGATACACCCTGAGTTCAGGCCACAGTGCCCGAGGTAGTGGTACAAATACCACGCGAATTGCTGCGCCTGTTCAAGCGTGCTCGGCAGGATATCGAACGGCCCACGCGACATGTAGAAATTCGATGCGCCGAACCCCGGCGAGAATGGATAGCCGATGCAGGACGCATTGTTTGCCTGACACGTCCCGTTCCGATAAACCGGAATACCGGCTCGCGCGGCCCACAATTCCGGCTGCAACATCTTTTGCCGGGTCGGATCGATCGCGGCCGCGGGCGGCTGAATCGGCGCATAGCGATCGCCGATACTGGCGGGCAGCGCATCCACGTCGAGCGACACTTGATCGCCGCTCCACAGGAATTTCGCATCGCCCAACTGTAGAGCCGAGCCCACGGCAAGAATGCCCATGCCCGCCAGAATCGTCAGCCAGACCGGCGCGCCCGCGAATGCGAGCGCCGCAGCGGCCCCGGTTCCGACGACGTTCAACATGGTCGACGCCTTGCCCATACCCGCCAGCGTCGCCGCAATGCGGGGATCGGATGCGGCGATGCCGCGCGCGACGGCAAGACGCGTCAGGATGGCGGCCTGAGCGCGATTGATCACGAAGGTCTCGAGCGGCGCGAGCGCGGCCTGTGCATGCGCCTGCTGATTACACACCATCGCGAACGCCGCGAACAGCGCCAGCCAGACGCCGAGAATTCTCTTGCGCATGCTCATCCCATCAGAATCAGCGCGGCGCCGCCGATCGTGCCGACCGTCACGCAGAACTCGACGCAATACCAAAGCATGACTAGCTCTCCGAAGCAGATTCGAGAAAGCGACGCAACGCACGCAGCCCGTACGCGATCGCAAAGACAAGCAGCATGGCCGCCCCCACTTTCAGGCCCGCAGCGGCCCCGCCGTGCATCGGCACGTCATCCGCCGCACCGCCGTTCACGAGCGTCAGATGTACGACCTGTTGCACGCCCATCGAGCCATCGGACAACGCGCAGGGCGTTTGCCCCGTGCCCGCCGGCGCACTGGCCGCGCTGCCGCACACGATCACGTCGATTCCTTGCGCCGCGCGTGCGCCGAATGCGACACCAACAAGCGAAGCAACCACCCACCGTTTCATTGGCTTCCACCCAAGAAAAAGCCCCCGGTACGCGCGCACATACCAGGGGCTCGTGAGTTCACGCGATCAGCGACCGAGGAAGCTCTTCACCGCGCGATAGCCGAACATCGCAGCCGACACCGCGAGCACCGCACCGCCGACGAGCGCGATATTCGGACCGATACCGGTAATCGAGCTCACGACCGGGCCGACGTCCATCGCCACGACCGGCACGTCCGCCGCGAACGCACCCATGCTTGCCGTAGCGAGCGCCGCAACTGCAACCAGCTTCTTCATTTGATTTTTCCTCTCAGGTTCAGGCCCGGTAGTAAGAGAACCGCCCGTGTGGGCCAGCTTCGAGCGATCCGGTTTCCTTGACGGATTACGACGATGCAGCCGCAGCCTTAGCGGTCGGTCGACCAAACGGCACCAGCGACACGATGCGGGGTTCGAGCTTGCCCTCCATCGACTGTTGAAGCGCGAACTCCGCGAGATAGTCGCCGGTCGGGGAATCCTTCAGCGCGGCCGGCAAATTGATCGTGCCGACAAGGATTTGCTTACCCTCGCTGCTCTCTTGCTCCAGCACGCATTGCGCCGTGTGAATCTCCCACGGCTGGCCGGTGCGCTTCGAAATGCCGCCGCGCTGGATCACTTGCAGAATGGTCAACTTTTGCTTGCTCATGAAAACTCCTTGTTAGGACTGCTATACATAATGACTAGAGCCGCTCCGGCTACATGCGCGACGTACGCGCGAATCGAAAAAGGTGGACGCTAGGTCAGCCGTCCACAAAGCGCCGCGCTATCCGAGGGTGAGAAGTGCGCGACGCAGGGGGTAATGAAACCTCCGAACCTACCGACATAAACCCGATACAACCGCACCTATAATTTGCGCCGCCATTGCGTCGACCGACGACGCAGCCTTCGCATCAAATCGTTCAACAGGCCATTCAACTGACATCCCAGGACGGTGGATACGGAGACAAGAAACACGAACAAGAAAACAAACCGACTAGCCTCAGCTTCGCTCACTTAGCACACTCCCAAACATGAACCCCATCGACTTCTCCCCGATTGTGAAACCAGTAGTCACTGGGGCAATCATCACCATCGCGTGGATCATTGGCATTTCTGCGTGGCGCCTGAGTTTTCGCGTAGTCTCCTCGGTCATTTGCACCGCGGCCGCCGTAGCAACAGCAATCTTCATGCACGTCATCTAGTTGCGGACTCAGTGCGACCTTCGATGCGCCAAAACACATGCGCGAAACATCAATGAAAACTGCGGCCAAATGACCGAGCAACTCGCTTACGACCTGCTCAACAACCTCACACGGATTTGGGGCGCGCTGACGATCGAGGCCCGACTCCTGATCGCCATTGCGCTGGTCGCCGTCTTCGTCGCCTTTCGATCGGATCGCCGGCGCGTGCAGCTACGGCGGCAAAAAGAACTCGATCCGATCAAGCGAGCGATCTACAACCCCAAGCAGTTCCGCCGCCCCCGCTGA